GGTGGCACAGTAAAATTAAATGAGGGTACAAATAACGGAACAAACTTTATTGGTTTGAAAGCTCCTAATGCCGTTACTTCTACAACTACATTTACTTTACCTGACGGCGATGGCTCAGCAGGACAATTTTTAAAAACAGATGGTTCAGGTAATTTAGATTTTGCAACCGTAAACCAATTCATAGATTTAGCAGGTGATTCAGGAACAGACACTTATAATACTGCTGAAACACTTACATTCGCTGGTGGTGCTGGTCTAACTCAAACAGTAACAGACAATACTGTAACCGTAACAGCGACAGCATTAACAAATTCAAATTTATCAGGTAGTGCAGGTATAACAAATGCTAACTTAGCAAATCCTACAACTACTTTAGGTTCATCTACATTAACTTTAGGTGCAGCTACAACTGATATTGCAGGTTTAACTTCTTTAGTTGTTGATAGTATCACAATTAACGGTTCAACTTTATCAACAACTGCTAGTAATACAGATATTACTTTCTCTCCTCATGGCACAGGTACAGTTAAAGTACCAAGTGGTTATGAAGATAGAGCAGGATTTACAACTGACTCATTAGCAAACAAAGCTTATGTTGACCAAGTTGCACAAGGTTTAGATACTAAACCATCTTGTAGAGTTGGTACTACAGCAAACTTATCAGCAACATATTCAAACGGTACTGCTGGTGTCGGTGCAACATTAACAAACTCTGGCACACAAGCTGCATTGACAATTGATGGCATAACTATGGTAGCAGCTGATAGAGTTTTAGTTAAAGACCAATCAACAGCCGCTCAAAACGGTATCTATGTTGTAACAAATATTGGTTCAGGTTCAACAAACTGGATTTTAACAAGAGCAACTCCTGAAGACCAACCTAGTGAATTAACAGGTGGTGCTTTCGTATTTGTAGAAGAAGGTACTGCTAATGCCAACAACGGTTATGTATTTACTCATACAGGTTCTCCTACTTTTGGCACAACTGCTTTAGATGTAGCACAATTCTCTGGTGCAGGTCAAATTACAGCAGGTGCAGCTTTAAGTAAAACTGGTAACCAAATGGATGTTGAAGTTGATAATTCATCTATTGAAGTTAACGCAGACGCATTAAGAGTTAAAGCATTAGGTATTACAAATGCAATGTTAGCAGGTAGTATTGACGGTGCTAAAATTGAAAATTTTGTATTTACAGACGAAAGTTCAACACAAGGTGCTATAACAATTGGTAGCCCTATGGAATTTTTAGCAGGCGAAGGTATAAACACAACTGCTTCAGGTGGTACTTTAACAATTGCTGGTGAATTAGCAAGTACATCAAATATTGGTGTTGCTTCATTTAGTTCAGATAATTTCACGGTCGCTTCAGGTGATGTAACCGTAACGACTATTGACGGAGGAACATTCTAATGAAACTATGGTCAAAAATTAAAAATTGGATTACTAAACCTTATATGAAACCATTAAAATTAAAAAAAGAATGGGAAATAGATATAAAAGGTTTAAAAAATAAAACTAAAAAAGAATTAGAAAAATTAGGTAGAAAAGTCGGTATTGAATTAGACAGACGACTAACTAAAAGTAAATTAATAAACAAAATTAAGAAACACATTAAATAATGACAACGGTAATAAAACCAAAAAGAAGTGAAACTACCAGTCAGATACCAGGTTCGGGAGTATTAGAAGCTGGTGAATTAGCAATGAATGTTGCAGATGGTAAGTTTTATACTAAAACATCTGGTGGTGTTGTTAAAGAAATGGGTGGTGCTGGTTCAGTAACATTAGCTAATGTTATGACAAACGGTGCTTCAACAACGGTAGATTTATTACTTGACCAAGGTGCAAATTTAATATTTGAAGGTAATTTAGCAAATGCCTATGAAACAACTTTAACAGCTGTTGAGCCTACTGCCGATAATACAATTTCTTTACCTAATCAATCGGGTGTTTTAGCGACAGAGGGTGACAATCTAGCTTTTAGTATTGTATTTGGAGGATAATAAGTGGCAAGTACATTTAAAAATGCAGGTCTTGATGTAGGAGTTTTAGATACTTCAGATGGGGATATCTACACAGCTTCTGGTTCTGGAGTAACTGCCGTTATTCATGCAGTTTACATTTCAAATTTAAGTTCTACAAATGCAGCTAAAGTTAATATCAAAGTAACGGTTGATGGTGGTTCTACCTTTAGACATGTTGGTAGAAGTTTAAATGTTTCTGCTAATAACACATTAATTATGGACAAACCAATTAATTTAGAAAACAATGATAAGCTTAGAATATATGCAGACCCTAATCCAGATAGTTCGTCTGTAGATGTAGAAGCATTTGTAAGTATATTGGAGATTAGTTAATGGCTGTAGTAGGACAAGTAGTACCTGAGGGACAACAAAGTAAAGAGGGATTTCACGGTTTAAGAAGAACAACTGAAGGATTACTTTATTACACTAAAGTTGATAAAGATAGCACAGACACATTAGATTTTCAAGGTGGCTCACCTACTGACCCAAATGGCAGTAAACAAATATCCTCTCAAAAAGAATATGTTGAGGCAGATACTTTTGTACAATCGGGTATACAATATGAAACAGGCGATAACTCAACGGTAGGTTTTACAATGTCCTCACCAGTTTTAGACGACACAAGAGTTGTTGTCTATGTAGATGGTGTAAAACAAATTTTAGGAGAACAATATACTTATTCAACTCCAACAATAACATTTATTACTAAACCTAAAAGTGGTGCTCAAATAGCCATAGGTGCAGTAGATAAGAAATATAAAAACAACAATAATGACTTTTATCATCAATTTAGAATGGAAGACGGTGACGCAACTTATTTTATAGATGATAATGGATATTTTGTAAAAAGGGAAAATAGAAGTAGAGGGGCAACGGCCTTGACAAGTGATGACTTTACTACAGCAGAGGGAAGCACATATTCTGTAGCGTCAACAACTTGGCAATCAGCGTCCTAACTTGTATAAATAGTATTATTAAAAGGTAAAACATGGCAGATTTTAAACTAGGTCGAATTAAATTTAAATGGAGAGGCAATTGGGCTACATCAACTGCTTACTTAATTGATGATGTCGTTAAGTATGGTGGTAATACATATGTTGCTATAGCAAACCACACTTCTCCAGCAAACGAAAACTTATTTTATACAAGTCCAGGAACATATACATCATACTGGTCATTGCAAGCAGAGGCTTTATTTTTTAAAGGCACTTATGCTAACTCTACATGGTATAAATTAAATGACCTTGTTACATACGGACAAAGACAATATAGATGTACAACTGCTCATACATCTTCATCAACAGTTTTAGACACATCAAAATTTGAATTATATCAAGACCAAGTAGATTACAAAGGTGATTGGACTGCCGATACTTATTACAAAGTAAACGATATATTTAAATTTGGTGCATATCAATATAAAGTAACAACTGCTCACACTTCAGGTGCAAACGCAGACGCTTTTGACCAATCAAAAGTTTCTGTATTTTTACAAGCACAAGAATTTAAAGACACATACAACGGTTCAACAGTTTATGCCAAAGGTGATATTGTAACATACGGTGGTTACACTTACATTTATATAAATGACGAAGAAGCTTCAGGCCAAACACCCTCAGATAACTCATATTGGGATGTAGTCACAACAGGATATAGTAATGTCGGTGGTTTTACATATGGTAACTCATATAAAACTGGTGATGTTGTTACTTACGGTGGTAATACATATGTTGCAAAAACAAATAATCAAAACCAAAGACCTGTAACTTTACAAAGTGGTGATTATCTAACAAACTCAACTCATTGGGATTTAATTTTAGAAGGATTTAAAAACCAAGGAACATACGATAATACACGACAATATTTTATTGGTGAAGTTGTTAGACATGTTTCATCAAGTTACATAATGTTAAAAGACTTACAAACAAATGTAACGCCAGGTTCAGATGGTACAGTTTGGCAATTGTTAGCTCAAGGTGATACAGGTGCTGTATTAACTAACAGAGGTGACATGATTATTCAAGACGCCTCTCAATCTACTAGATTGCCAATTGGTGTTTCAGGTTCAGTTTTAACTACAGACGGTACAGACCCACAATGGTCAAATGCTGAAGGTAAAAATGTTTATTA